TACCCATTATGTTCCTGCTTCCGGTGCCCGCTACCACCCAACATCACATTTATCGCAATCGGCACTTTTGCCGTGCAGCGGGCAGCTTGCGGCTCTGCCGCTTGCCCAAAGGGCTGGCCAAATAATCAAAAGGAGAAATAATAATGAAAGTACCTATCAACAAGGACAGCCCCTTGGCAATGGACGACTTCGACGCCGCCGTGCAGCAGCGTATGGAGCGCCTGCAAAGCTATATTGACCTGATCCGCACCGCCGAAGCGGTAGAGGAAGAGGTCAAGGCCAAGGGTGCAAAACTGTATCTTGGTCCGGAAGATGTGGCAGCCTATCTGAATTGCAGCATTCCGACAGCAAGGCAGTATATGCACCGGCCGGGCTTCCCTCTCATTCAGTTGGGCGAGAACGGCACCAAACTGGCAGTGTTCGCCCCGGCGTTCCACGCGTACAATGCAGGCAAATATTGATTTTGCAGTTGACTGCAAAGAAAGGACAAACCAATGACCAAGAGAGAAAAGGCAGGCTTGGTTCTGGTGATTACCGGCTTCCTGCTGGTACTGCTGGGCTGCTGCCTGGTGGCGGACAACACCTATTGGTGGGTGTCCGTGGCAATCAGCGGCACCGGCTGCGCATTGATCGCCCTGGCGGTGTTCGTGCTGCCCAAGGACGAGGACGAGACACGACAGGACAAGCAGCTGGTGGTTGAAGATGATAAGGATAGAGTGGTGCTGCTGGCGCCGCTGACAGATTTTGATGTGGCGTATCTGCACGCCTTAAAACTGGGAAAGGACAATGACAATGAGTAATGAATATATGGATTTGGTGATCATGACCAACGGCAAGGTATGCCGTGCTCCTGGGTTCAGCGAAATACGGTCCGGTTACAGAGTGGCCGTGCAGGGCTGTACATACGATGTGCTGGAGGCTGTGTCTGTACCTGTGAGCGAGGCTCTGCTGACGCTGCCTAAGGCGTATGGGTTTGTTCGCCCGCTGGAGTATGACGAGGACGAGCAGGAGGAGAATGCCGATGTATGACAAAGAGGCGGGCGTGATCGCCTGTGACAGCTGCGACATTACCATTGAGGGTTATGGGTTCTCCATCGGTGCGGGCAACGATGAGCCCAGCGGCAGCTACTGCTGGGAATGTGCTTGCGAGAAGCTGGAGCAGCTGCTGGACGAGAGCAACAAGGAAGCGACCATTGTGCGGCGCAGCGAAAACTGGCTTCGCAACTGCTACGACCTGGGGGTGATCTGATGACCAGCGCAGAGATGGACAAGTTTGTGCAGGACTACGGCTTTTGCCCCCAAGACTGCGACCCGGAGGCGCGGGCTGAGGCCCGCATTGTACTGAATATTGATAAAGGAGAACGATATGGCGACACTGTATGAACTGACCGGCCAGGCAGCCCAGCTGATGGAGCTGCTGGAAGCCGGAGAGATTGACGAACAGACGGTCCAGGACACACTGGACAGCATGATGGTGCCGGAGAAGCTGGAGGACTACGGTATGGTAATCCGGCAGCTGACGGCGGATGTGGAGGACTACAAGCGAGAAAAGGACTTTTTCGCTGATAAACAGAAGCGGGCGGACAACGCCATTAAGCGGATGAAAAAGACACTGGCACAGTACCTGGCTGCCACCCAGCAAGATAAGGTGCAGGCCGGACGGTTCGTGCTGACCAGTACATCGAGCAAGTCGGTGGATGTGTTCAACCTGGCAGCTGTTCCGGCAGAATACATGCAGCCCCAGCCGCCAAAGGTGGACAAGCAGTCTATCCGCGATGCTCTGTTGGCGGGGGAGACGGTAGCCGGTGCGGCGCTGATTGAGACCCCCGGCTGCGTGATCAAGTGAGGTGAATGGAATGGAGAACATGAAGATATATGAGGCGGTGCGCAAGGTTCCGGACAGCGCCAAGAAGAACATCAGAGGCGGCCGCTTAAAGGGCATGACTGATATTAACCCAATGTGGCGTATTAAGGCACTGACGGAGCAGTTTGGCCCTTGTGGTATCGGTTGGAAGTTGGAAGTTAGCCGCACATGGCAAGATCTGGGCGCGGACGGCGTGGTGACTGTGTATGTGCAACTGCTGCTCTATGTGAAGTACAACGATGAATGGAGCGCCCCTATTCCGGGTATTGGCGGTTCCTCGTTGGTGGCCAAGGAGGGTAGCGGCCTGTACACCTCCGATGAGTGCTACAAGATGGCTTACACGGACGCTCTGTCTGTGTGCTGCAAGATGTTAGGGTTCGGTGCAGATGTGTACTGGGCAGCTGATCGGACAAAGTATCAGCAGGTGCAGCCCCAGGACACGAAGAAAGAACAGGCACGGCAGCAGGCAGCGGAGAAAATCAGCCCGGATCAGGTGGCCGTGCTGAAAGATAACGCACAAAATGAGCGGGTCAAAAAGGCCTTGGCCTATTACAAGGTGAGCCGTATTGAAGATCTGACCCGGCAGCAAGCTGATAAGATCTTCATGAAGTTAGGTCTATGAAAATCGAATTCAAAAAAGCTGACCTGGTTCCCACTATGGCCAAGGTGGGGGCGTTCATAGGCTCCCTGGCAGAGCAAAAGGACTATGTGCTGGAGATTAAGCCAAAGCCGAAACGCCGGAGCCTGGATGCCAATGCCTACATGTGGGCATTGATCGGCAAGCTGCAAGCGGAGTTGGCTAAGAATGACCCGCAGATCACCAAGGACGAGATTTACCAGGGCTATGTGCGGCAGTATGGCAAGTCTGTGGACTACCAACTGCCGGACAGTGCCGTGAATGCCATGACGAAATCATGGGGTAGGAACGGCCTGGGCTGGACAGCGGAGAAAGTGGACGATGGCATCTACCCGCGCACCTCGCTGGTGCGGTTCTATTACGGCACCAGTTGCTACGGAACAAAGCGCATGGCTCGGCTCATAGACGCTGTGGTGCAGGACTGCAAAGCACTGGGCATTGAGACTATGCCGCCGGCGGAGCTGGCGCAGCTGATGTCTGCCTGGGAGGAACGGAAACAGTGAAGAAGAGCATTATTCAGCCGGAAGAGCAGCGGCAGTGCTACTTGTGCGGCTCTGTGCGGTCCCTGGAACGACACCATGTATTCGGGGCATATAACAGACGGAAAAGCGAGAAATACGGCTTAACGGTGCTCCTGTGCCATAATTGCCACAACGAGCCGCCGAGAGGCGCACACCACTGCAAGCAGACGATGGATTATTTACATCGGGTGGGGCAGCAGGCATTTGAAGCTGCCTACCCGGGCAAAGACTTTATATCTATTTTTGGGAGGAATTATCTATGATTAACAGCGTTGTAATTATGGGTCGACTGACCTACGAACCGGAGCTGAGAGCAACGCCCAGCGGCGTCTCCGTTGTGCGCTTTCAGGTGGCTGTGGACCGCAGCTATCAGAAGGCAGGCGAGGAACGCAAGACGGACTTTATTGATGTGACCGCCTGGCGGCAGACGGCAGAATTTGTGTGCAAATATTTCCATAAAGGCTCCATGATCGCCGTGGAGGGCTCTATCCAGACGGATAACTTCACCGATAAGGACGGAAACAAGAGAAAGAGCGTACAGGTCGTTGCCAACCAGGCATCCTTCTGCGGCTCAAAGGCAGAGAGTGGCGCGCAGACTGCAGCACCCGCACCGGACGCAGAGTTTGAGCCGATTGATGATGATGACGACCTGCCGTTTTAAGGAGAGCCTATGCAAGGATGGATCAAGGTGCACCGAAAGATTACGGAGCACTGGCTATATTCTGCGGAGCCCTACGACAAATTCCATGCCTGGATGGACCTTCTGCTGCTGTGCAATCGCTCACCTGCAAAGATGATGATTGATGGCAAGCTGATGGATGTGGACAGTGGCGAGCTGGTCACCTCCATTCGCTTTTTGTGCGATCGGTGGAAGTGGAGTAACACAAAAGTTAAGCGCTACTTAGATACACTTCAAGCTGACGGAATGTTGTCAGTAAAAAGCGACAGTAAAAAGACACGGCTTAGAGTGCTTCACTACGCCAAATATCAAGCATACGCAAATGCAAAAAACGACACAGAAACGACACAGGAACGACACAGAAGCGACACTGAAACGCCGCAGAAACACACAAACAAGAATGTAGAAGAATGTAGAAGAAATACAGGAGAAGGGAGAGAGCGCGCGAGCGCGTGCACGCCCGCAAAATTATATGGCGAGTTTAAGAATGTTCGATTAACCGATGAGGAGTTTGCCAAGCTGAAAAAGCAATTCCCACTTGACTGGCAGCGGCTTATCAAGAACTTGTCCTTCCACATTCACAACACCCACAAGACCTATTACGACCACTTCTCCACTTTGCAAAAGTGGGGCGCAGAGGACAGGAAGAACAGCGGGGCACTGCAAAGCCCACCGTCATACGACCTGGAGCAGATCAAGCGGGACACCATGAACAATACAGACATCAAGTTTTAGGAGGAGCCTATGGAACTGAAAAAACTGACACCACGGCAGGCGCTGATCTATGACGCACTGATCCCGACCGGAAGGCCGGTGAGGGGCAAAGACCTGGCACGGCGGACGCGCATTAGCGAGCGGGATCTGAGATCGGAGCGCAAGGCTATGCAGGAACAGGGCGTGCCAATCGTCACCGGTGACTTTGGGTACATGCTGGTGGATGAGAACAATCCGGAGCCGCTGCTGCGGTACGCCAAGCGGCTGAACGCTCACGGCGATGAAGAGCTGGCCACGGCAGCAATGGCCCAGCAGATCTATGAAAGGCTGGTGACCGCAAGATGATGGTATGGATGACGATACCGGGAGAGCCCCAGGGTAAGGGCCGGCACCGGGCGGTACGCCGAGGGGATCAGATTGCTACATACACGCCCAGAAAGACCAAGGACTACGAGGATGAGGTGCGGTTCTGCTACCGGCAGGCATACGGTGACCGGATGGCCTTTGCTGTTGATGAGCCGATCAGCGCAACGATCGTTGCAGCGTTTGGCATTCCCAAGAGCACCAGCAAAAGGCGCAAGGCGGAGATGATGGCCGGCATGGTATTGCCAACCAAAAAGCCGGACACGGACAACATCGCCAAGATCGTGCTGGATGCACTGAACGGCCTGGCCTACCCGGACGACAAGCAGGTGGTGGAGCTGCATGTGCTCAAGACCTATGACTTGGATGGCTATGTGGAGGTCGAGCTGCGGAACTGGAGGACACGGACAGATGGCTGAACAATGTGCATTCTATGTGCGCTGTGATCGCTGCCAGTATGGCCGCAACCTGGGCAACAATGAATACGGCTGCCGCAAACACCTGGCACCTGACGGTAAGACGATACACCAGGGCCAGTACAGCTGCGAGAATGGAAGGGAGATCGACGATGATCTGGGACGATGACATATCTTTTGAGGGCTTTCAGAATAGGATAGATGACTGGTATGCTAATAAAAATTTCGAATTATGCGACCCGCCTATCAATGCACAATTTGCATTAGACTTGATATTTAAAACGTTAATAGACGATAAAAAGCATTATCCTTATTTAACAACTATATCAGAGTCTACCGAACAAACGAATACTATAATGCTGTATTTAATATTAAAAAAATATAGTAGGTCATATAGAAGATTTCTAAAGGAGCGTAAAATCAAATGATCAAATTTGAAAACACCGAGGTTATGGGTTGGGAAGCAGCCATTAGAGGAATGCGCAATCCGATGAATTCTTGGGAGAAGAGCGATAGTGGGGTTTGCTTTGATACGGTCGCTTGTCACACATGTAGAGCTGATAGAAATCATTGCAAGAGTCGAATGGAAAATAAAGAGTTTGTTGTTGGCTATGACGACATGAATCTCATGACTCGTCTCCGCAATGCCGGCACAGACCATCGTAAATTCATGCGAATGATTACTGTATATGTGGATATTACTGCACCTTTATATTGGTGGAAAGAATTTGACACTTATAAGGTAGGCACTGTTGCTAACTCTTGTTCAACTATGCACAAGATTGCAGAAAAGGAATTTACGTTAGAAGATTTTAGTTGTGAACATCTTGAAAATTCTTGGCTTGTTCATTTGAAAGAAACTATTAAGCTATTGAACGAGGCAAGGGACGCATATCATTGGTGTAATACAGACGCTAAAAAAGAGTGGTGGTGGCAAATGATTCAGCTCTTACCAAGCTCTTACAATCAGAAACGTACGGTTATGCTGAATTATGAAGTCCTGGCAAATATTTATAAATCTCGTAACAATCATAAGTTGGACGAATGGTCTGTTGGATTTATGGATTGGATTAAGAGTCTTCCATATTCTGAGTTAATTACCGGAAAGGAGAAAGCACAATGTGCACAGGAA